ATAACGCTACAATGCCAACAACTGACGTATGGTACAATTACTTATCTGGAAGAACAACTGATAGGTTATGTTCAGTTTGTAATGATAAATGTGATGATAAAAATGATAGTTGGACATATAACTTCTTTGATTATGATGAAGTAAATCAACGATATAATGGTAAGTCTATAACAATTACATTGTCAAACGCTGTTGGTGCTGCTGCTAGTGGAGTGTATCTTTCTAATTTATCTGTAACAACATGTGATTTACAAGGTGACACTTGGTGTGAATACCACAACCAAGTTGTTGCAACTTTCCGTTCAAGAGGTGAAAGTACATTAACTTCAGGTGGACCAGTTTATGTGGTTACAGGAGCGACAGACGTTAACTTTGATTGTACAGGTTCTACTTGGACACAAGTAATGAACGACCCATTCCATACTTTTGGTATTAAGACCACAGATACTGCAGGTGTATCAAGAACATTTGAGACATCGATGAATGAGTCAAGTAAAAGTTATGTTAAGAGAGTATTCGGTATACAACCATTTGATAGAGATGAGACCGAGATTCCAATTTTTGTTGAAGAGGCATACCCTAAAATGTTAACACATTACTGGAAAAAAGGATGGGTAAGAGGATTAAGATGTCAGTTACAATCTTTACCATCTTTCAGAGATTCAAATAATACAAACACAATTGGTTTCTACCAAGAACAATGGCAAACACCTAGTACACCATGGTTAGTGTCTGAATTAAGAGGTTTTAAAGTACTACAATTATTTAGGTTTATCACTATACCTGATGGTAACGCTGCAAATAGCACGGTTAAAATGTCTATTTCAAACATTAGTTTTGATAGAAGAGAATTTGATATATTAGTTAGAGATTTTTATGATACGGATGAAAGACCTTCAGTATTAGAAAAATACTCTAGATGTAGTCTTAACCCATCGTCTAACAATTATGTTGGTAAGAAAATTGGTACTTCGGACAGTATGTACGAGTTAAATAGTAGATACATAATGTTGGAGATGAACCCAGAAATTGAAATGGACGACAATATGTGGGACGCTTTACCTTGTGGATTCGAAGGATACCAATTTAGACAATACGCTAACAGAAAGAACCCAACGGTTCTCTATAAAGAAAAATACGACACTCCGGGTGAAATTATTTATAACCCACCATTCGGTTCTTCAACTGGAAGTAATGAAATATTAAGTGGTGGTGATAAAATTAGAAAGACTTACCTAGGTATCTCCGATACTAGGGGTATTGACCCAGATTTCTTTGAGTATCACGGTAAACAAGCACCAAATGATAAGTGTACGGACAGTTCAGGAAATGATTGGCCTTGTTTAACACAAGGATATCACTTAGATATGAATGCTACTTGTGCAGCTACACAAGGTGAGCTTTGTAGAACGATTAACTGTGGATGTCCTCCTGGGGCACCTACGGGAACAACCAACCAATTTGTTGTTGGTGACGCTCCATTTAGTTCAGAACCTACACTTAGCACTGACCCTTACTTTAAGTTAGCAGCTAGAAAGTTTACGGTAGCACCTTACGGAGGATTCGACGGATGGGATATCTACAGAAAAATTAGAAGTAACGGGGACTTATATAGAAGAGGTCAAACCGGATACCTAAATGGTGCTTGTATAACTACAGAATATCCAAACGCCAACGGTGATGGTTCGTTTAAACCAGTAAATACTCAAGAAGCTACAACAGATTATTACGCTTACTTAGACGGGATGTTAACGTTCTCAAACCCAGAAGCTGTAAATATTAATATATTCGCTACTCCAGGTATTGATTATGTTAACAATAGTAACTTGGTTGAGGAAAGTATAGAAATGATTGAGACGGACAGAGCTGATTCACTTTATGTGACAACCACTCCGGACTATAACATGTTTGTATCAACACCAAGTGACCCTAATAGTATAATCGCTCCAGAAAATGCTGTGGATAATTTAGAAAATGTTGGTATAGATTCTAACTACACAGCAACATATTACCCGTGGGTACTTAATAATGACACTGAAAATAACGTAAGATTATTCATACCTCCAACATATGAGGTGATGAGAAATATTGCATTAACAGATAACATCTCGTTCCCTTGGTTTGCTTCAGCTGGTTATACTCGTGGTATTGTAAACGCGGTTAAAGCTAGAAAGAAACTTACTTTAGACGAAAGAGACACACTGTATCAAGGTAGAATTAATCCAATCGCTACATATTCTGATTCAGGAACTATTATTTGGGGTAATAAAACCTTACAGGTTAAGTCTTCAGCTTTAGATAGAATTAATGTAAGAAGATTATTATTACAAGCTAGAAAACTTATATCGGCTGTCGCGGTTAGATTGTTATTTGAACAAAATGACGAACAAGTTAGAAACGAATTCTTAGATTTAGTTAACCCAATTTTAGACTCTATTAGAAGAGAAAGAGGTTTAACAGACTTTAGAGTTGTATTATCTGACGACCCACAACTGATTGACCAAAACACTCTAGAAGGTAAAATTTACGTTAAACCTACTAGGTCATTAGAATTCATTAGTGTTGAGTTCCTAATTACTCCGACAGGAGCATCATTTGAAAATATATAAACAATATTATGACAAAATTTAAAGTTAATAAAAAAGTAATGTTAGAGGGACTTGGTCTTGGTTCTAGTGGGATTAAGACATACGCCTCACAACCCCAACAAATTGTTGTTTCAGAAGCTCAATTATCAAGACTACTAGAAATGACTAGAACTACGGAAGAGGAAACGTTCGAACAAATTGTACCTAACGCTTCTGTTGGTGAGTCTCTTGATTTACCTGAAGGTGAAGATGGTGTCTTTGATGATTATGCTGATATGGGTAATGTTGAGGATTCTGACATCACATTAGAAGGGGAGATTAAGGGTTTAATTCATAAAACTCGTTTACAAGAGTTGGAAATGATTATAGATGACGTACATTCTATAATTAGAGAGGCTATAGTAACTGAAAGAATTTCTGGACTTAAGAGACATGATTATATGTTAATGGAACAAGGTCAATACGATAGGAATCCTGGAATTGCAGCTGCTGAAGGAATTGAGAATGTTATTAATGGCATACGAAAAGCATATGATTATGTTAAAGACCCAACAACTAAGAAAAAAATATGGAATACATTAACTAAGTTAAATAATTTTATGACTGTGACAGCTGAACTAATTGGTTCTGGTGCCTCACAAAGAGCCCCAAGAGCAACGTCAACAATAACAAAACCATTACCTTATCCTGAAATAGAAGTGCCGGAAGAGTTAGAGGATATTGATGACGAGTTATAAAACAATATTATATTAAAAAAAGGTCCTTTCGGACCTTTTTTATTTTATACAACAATCCTTTGATAGGGTTTCACTGTATAGATTAATTGCTTTTATTTGATTAGTTTACCACCGTTACCTAAGATTAATAGGAATATCATTGGAGCTAATACTGGGGCTTTGAGCAAGTGAACAAAGATATATATGTTTAACCACCACTGTGTTGGTTCAGTGTTTCTCTTTTTTTCAGAGTCTAAATACTGTTGTGTAATTTCTTCTTTATTTACTTGTAAGAAGATTACCATTAGGATTTGTGAAATTATTAAGTAAGTAAGTAGAAAGGTTAACATAGTTTTAATTTTTATTGGTTAGTATTTTTGTTTTTGGTTCTAATACAAAGATAATTAATATATTTTTAATGGCCAAATAATTAGACCCTTTTTATCAGATAAATATATTTATAATATATGGAAGGAACTATTATAATTAACGAAAAACAATCCAAAAGGTTACAGGATTATCTTAGTGAACATAAAATAGATAGTAATGTTGTTAGAGCTTATTCATTTGATTGGGATGATAATATTATGAATATGCCTACTACAATTAAATTGTTACAAAATATTAATGGGGAGTGGGTACCTGTTGACGTGTCAACTAATGAATTTGTTCAGGTTAGAAACGATGAGAATTATAAATTAGATGATAACGCTTTTATTAATTTTAGAGAAGATGAGGCCTTTCTTAATGATTTAAAGATAGCTATAGAAAATGAAGAGTTTGCCCCATCGTTTGAAAAATTTAAAGAAGCATTATTATACGCCAATCCAATTTCAATTATTACAGCTCGAGGACATACGCCAAAAGCTTTAAGAGAAGGAATGAACTTTGTTATTGCAAATACTTTCACAGAGGATGAGATTATGTCAATGGTTAACAATATCATTGAACGCAACCCAGAAGTATCAGGAGGGTCACCTATAGATGTGTTAGACTTCTATTTAGACAGTCATGAATACCACCCAGTAACATCCAAAGAGTTCGCTGATAGGTTTGGGACGGAACACGGTTCAGTGTCAAATCCAGAAGAAAATAAAAAGATAGCTTTTAGAGACTATGTTAGTAGGGTTATGTTAAGTACAAGAAAAATGATAGAAGGAGATTATGCCGGACTATCAGTAGGATTTAGTGATGATGATTTAGGCAATATAGAAGCTATGGAAAGTTTTATTGAAGAGGAGTTAAAGTATGAGTTCCCAGAGGTTAGTTTTACTATATACGATACTTCTGAAGGAGGTAAAAGGAAAATAGTCATTAAAAAAGCTTAATGCTATTAATTGCTTTTGTATGTTTTATATAGTTATTATTTATATAATAATTTAAGTATTAAAGGGCTATATTATAGTATAAGAAAAATATCTTTATCAAGTAAAGAGTAAATTTTAAAAGATTATAAATAGTCTTCGTCTGTTTTTCTAGTTTAATGATATTTATAATTAAGAAACAATAAGGGTTGTTAGAGACTCAACAAAAAAAGAACAAAAATAATGGCTGATTTATTAATGAAAATGCCGATTCCTTACGAGCCAAAGAAAAAGAATCGATTTATATTAAGATTTCCATCTTCACTTGGAATTAACGAATGGTACGTAGAAAGTACTTCTAGACCAACAATTAATATTGGGGCCGTAGAAATACCTTTCTTAAACACATCAACTTATGTTGCTGGTAGATTTACGTGGAATACAATTGCTGTAACATTCAGAGACCCAATCGGTCCATCAGCTGCACAAGCACTTATGGAGTGGACAAGGTTACATGCTGAATCTGTGACTGGTAGAATGGGTTACGCTGCTGGTTATAAGAAGGATATTGATTTAGAGATGTTGGACCCTACAGGTGTAGTTGTTGAAAAATGGATATTACAAGGTTGTTTCTTAACCGACGTTAACTTTGATAGCTTAGGGTATAGTGACGAAGGAATCGCTACGATTTCAGCTACATTACGTCCAGACAGATGTATTTTAGTTTACTAATTACATAAAACACATACAATTAAAATATAAATCCGTATACGAAAGTATATGGATTTTTTTCTTTACATGTATTTACAAATATACATAATAAACGACATTTAAGGTAAATACTAAAATTATGGAACCAACAAATACACAATTACAAGAAGGTCTAAGGGACAATATACCTTATGACGTTATCGAATTACCCTCTAAAGGGTTGTTCTATAGGAATAAAAAAACTTCCGTTAAGGTTGGGTACCTTACAGCTGCTGATGAAAATATTATTATGTCACAGAATTTAGTTCAGTCTGGAGAGATGATTGACGTTCTTTTAAGAGCTAAGATAATGGAACCGGATGTTG